TTACTTTGGCTGTACCATACAAGCCACTAGCTTGGTTGATGGTATTAGAATAAATATTGAAAATATCACCAACTTTATTGTTAGCACCACCATTTGTAATACTAATATTCGTCAGAGACCCTGTAATTCTGGGCGCATTTGCCAATAGATTATCATCTGTAATCTGTTCGCCGGTTTGGAAATTGCCTGAAACATCACTAATGTATATGACATTAATGAATTTGCCACCGGCTCTTTTTTGTACAACAGATTCGACGAATGCGGTCGCACCAGAAATCACACCGCGTATTTGTTTGTTAACGAAAGTTTTGGCGCGATCAATTGTATCGACTTCCAAATAATAAGGAATAACCCAATTGCCATCTGATGCCCGTAAGATATCATCTTTGGGTGTATATATTTGTATATCTTCGTCATATAAAAGACGAAACAGTAGTTGTACTGATTGATTACTACCCTTAGACTTGTATAAATCTTGTATGTGTTTAACTAGGTGTACATTACTAGAAGAAACTAATGCAGGCACACCGTCTAAAAATTCTTTTTTGAAATTGTCTGCGAATGTATTAATAGTATTATCGATATCTTTGTAATTCAATAAATTACGTGATGCATTAATTGTATAACCTGATTGTTCCATCCATTCATAATAAGCCTTGACGAAGGCAATAAAATTTGTACCTTCCTGTCTATAAAATTCAGGAAATTGCTCTAACAATAATGGCGAAATTCTTTGTTCAATATTATAGGCCATTTATTAGACTCGTACACTAGTTACTGAAACGTTTGTGTCTTCAGGTAAAATTTTTATAATAGTGTTATTATAGCATGTGAAATCTTGTGATACTGATGTACCATAAATTTTAATTCCTGATCCAACGTAGGCAGATACATTCAAATTGGTAATCGTAATATCTCCTGTATCATAATTTATGGTACCAATGTTATTAGTAACAATTACATTATTGCCATTAGTTATTGTGATTACATCCAAATTACCTGAGCCGTCGTCAGAAAGATAACAAGTAATCGAATTACTTCCGTACGTGAATGACGTGGAATCAATAGTACCAGATTGCACGGCGTTCTGGAAAGATAAAGCAAATGAGCTATTCGTATTTAATGAAGGTACAATTTTTTTAATCATCATCAATTGTGTGTTGGTACCAACAATACTTGCATCTGTATTGTCAATAGCAGCAACCAATTGGCTATATCTCATCGTGATATCAAAATTATCTAATTTTGTATAATTGAAATTATTAATTGTATTATAAACCGCCGATGAAATATCAGAAGTTGATGAGGTCGTATCATTAATATTGTATTTTATTGAAGTATTAACACCAACATATGTGTAATCAGGTGACACGAATACTGGTACAATACTCAAAAGCATTTTACTTTTAATAAAAGAAGTAAATTGATTTACTTTTGATGCCGGTAAACCATTTACATTCTTTAAATCAACAGCAACGATAACTTTTCCATATTGTGGTGGAGACAAAGTTTCGCCACCATAAACATGAATTGCTCGAATTTCTGAATAATTTTCCATAAGTATACTTTTATAATCATCAATAGTGACGGCACGTTCTTGAGTTTGATAATGTCTTGGTGCACGGAATTTAATGCTATCAATTGTTTCTGCAATATCACCACCAGAAGCAGGAGAAGTTACATTTATATAATAATTCGAATAACCACCCAAATATGTACCGGTTGGCTTAAATGAATTGGCTCCATTTGGCCCTGTTCCGGAAGAAACTCTATAACTAACGTTAATAATATTTCCATTAATCGGTGTTGCACCAAAAACACCATCTCCAAAAACGATTTCATATTGTCCGTTTTGGGCGCCTTGTAGAAAATAAACCGAAGAATTTGCCGTGACACCAAGTAAAGATGATGCATAATTATATTGTGTATTGGTAGATGAACTTGAAGAATCTTGTACAGTTACTGTGATACTATCTGTATCGATTGTCGAATTAGATAAAATATATTTCTGGTTAGTATTACCCGAAACAACAAATTTTTCTGTTACTAAATTGCCTTCCATCAGAGATACATTAGTTGCTGTATATGTTCCATTTGAAGTGATAATAAGAGCAGAAGGCAAAGAGAATGTATAAACTTTATTGTCGACCGAAGTAACAAATGAAGTTCCTGTTGGTAGAATGATTTGTGCCGGATAGTTGCCGAAAGCATCCGCCGATGGTACAATGGTAATATCAACGATGGCTTCGGCCGATTTATATGAACGAGGAAGATAATTCAATTCTTTTGCATGACTCACGGCACTATCATATGTTTGACATGAGTCGAGAAACATTTCACTGATGCCCATGTTGACCATAAAACTATTTTGCCATGTATTATATGACAGAATATCCAATAGTACATTGATGTTAGATCCCTCAAAGTTATAATCTTTGAAGGCGGTCTGTGATTGCAAATAAGAAATGAAAGAAGATTTGATCGAATCAAAATCTTGGCCACTTACAAACAATGCTGAATTAGAAGCCATTTTTATCTTACTCTTTCTAGCTGGACAGTGAGTGTTTGTGGATTTGGTTGATTTTTTGTTGCAAATGTAATGGTCGCTGTATATAGATTGTTATCCACGTCAGAAGATACATCAACCGCAATCAATTCGGCTCTTGGTTCGTAATTTTCAATTGCATTTGTGATTTGTGTCTTGATTTGAATTTCTAGAAAAGGTGAGAAATTTTCAAACAAAAGACCACGCAAATTGGCACCAAATCTTGGATCAAACAATCTTTCATAATAGGATGTACGCAAAATATTACGTATAGATTGGCTAACCGAGGCCTCGTTCGTCTTTCTGACCAAATCTCCACGAATTGGATGGAAATCCAAATTATCAAAAAAATCAGAATAGATTTCCGGCTGTACCGTCAACTCTGTATAATTGGAAGCCATATTTNTTCCTTATTACGTAATGATAAACTATTTATGGCAACAAATAAAAAAAGACCGGCCAAAATGACCGGTCTCAAGTTAGACAAGTTAGAGGAGAATTTATATGAGTTATTAATTCTCTGTATTTTCTGACGTAGAAAACTTAAATTTGATACCTTGAGATGGACTTACGTACCACTTAAGGAATACAACAGCAAGCCATGTCTTCCATGTGATTGCAATAGAGGTTCCAAAGACAAAATTGATCGCGATCAACACGACAACCGGCATTGTTATAAAAAGCAGAACACTTAGGACAAAAAGTCCTAGAAGACCTACTGTATCTGTTACTTTAAATTCATTCATTTTTTAATCCCCTTCAGTTCGTGAATTTTATGAAAGCTTACGCTCTCGCTATAATAACCGTTGCTTGATCCATACCATCTAATCGTCACAGAACCTTTGATAGTTCTGAAATTATAAAAAGTCCAAGTATAAGAATAAGAATACAAATCAGATTCTGGTGCAGTATCTCCACAATTTGTATCTTCTCGCGCCTCCAGAATAGGAGTATTTACAAGATCCTGTAAATCTCCACAAATATCTTCGATATAAACGTATTCACAACAATCTTGCTCATGATACATGGCATATTTTGTACCATCATCTACTGTAAAAATAATCTCATCGATTGTATTTTCTACAGAAACAAGAGTTTTGCCAATAAGATCAGACAAAGAACCTGGATCATTCCAATTATAATTAAATTCATACATATCAATACATATCCTCTTCTTCATCTTCAAATGATGGGTCTGTCCTCTCCAGGACGTAAATCGAACCTAAATGCAAATCGAATACATCCAGAAGATGTTGATAATCACCAGATTTCATATCATTCATCACACTGTCAATCTGATCTTTGGACCAACCAAGCTCCTTAAAGGTCTGGCTGGCACATCCGAGTAGAGCAAAGGCATTACCGGCGGGACCATCAAGGTCGATTACACGTTGCCGAGTCGTAGTCTTAGCACGAATAGTCATTACATCACCTGGCTATCATCAAAGTTAAACATTTTAGGAGTATCCATCTCGGTACCCCTAGCGAAAACAACAGTATCCCAATCCATGATCATAGACTTGGCCCGACCATCCCACACACGGTGGATGAAATCAGGCTGTCCGAATGCTCTTTTGGCTCGGGTGAATTCATCGCCCTTAAAACCAACAAAGTGGATACATGGCATTTGTTCTGTATTGGTCATTTTACCTATTGAGCCGAGACCCGGCGTCCTCATAACCTTCATCATACCCGCGTTGGTATGCTTCATTGATCTCACGATTACTCTCGCGGATCATATCCTCAATCTCTGCCTCAAGATCCTCAATCTCCGACCTAAGTCTAGAGACCTCGGCATCTGCCTGCATGGCAAGAGCCACAATCTGTGCCTTTTCTTCAAGGGTCATGATTAAACGCTCCGAGCCCGCTGCCAATCGTCGAGGTACTTTTGGAATCCAGCACGGTCAGCAGTGTAACCGGCATTTTTAAGCATCCGCTTGATGTGGGGCAGAAGATAACCAAGGGGCTCAACGATAGCGAGAGGGGGCTTGCCCTTTGCCATTTCGGCGAAGTAATGTTCGACCGAGACATTCTTGATAAGGAAAGCACAGAAGGAACCTGCACCCGAGCGGGCGTGCTTGAACCGCGCAACAAACTTGCGGTCGGCGTTCGGGGTCATATTGCCCTCAGGCACATAAAAGACATACATGCCGTCATTGAGAAGGGTTTCTTTGGTGAAAGCGGTCATTCGTTTTCTCTCTCTCTGCTACATTTACCAATCTAAAGGAGATGGAGGTCCTGTCAACCAAAAAATGGCAAAAAAAATAATTTAATTTCATGGCGGATTTTGGTTGCCAAACCGGCCGGGGGTGGTTATAATCAGGTGTTGTTTTGAAACCATTGGATTGGTTACCGATGAAAATAATTATGGAGAAATATCATTTTAGTGGTTGACATAGGCCCCATATAGCCTATTATGGAAAATGTAGAGAGCAACAAGGAACAAGACATGACTCTGACTAATCAAATCAAGGTTTCATTGCATAGCTATAAAAAGCAAGGCTTCAAAAAGCAAGGCTTCACTTATCCTGACCATAGATATATCATTACTGAATATGGTAATGGTTATACTGAATATACTGAAGTAACTAGGATTAAATCCAGTGTCACTATTTCATCTGGATTTGAGTCCACTATTGTCGTTCATCCCGAAACTATCCCAATGCTGATCCAGGAGCTCCGGAGAACTTACAACCAATATAAAAAGGAACAAAAGAATGTCTAAGCCCTATCGCGGCCATGTAATCATCCGTGAAAAAATGGAATGTGATGAAATGGTCAATGGCCAAGAGACACTTGGTCACTGGCACCTGGTGTATTTCCTCGACCATCCTTACTATAGTGGGGCAGGTAATATTTC